CGCTGCAATGATAGTGTGTGAGTTTTTTCGCGTTGGTCTTTCGCCGCAGCATCAGCACGCTCTAGTCGCTTCTGGCTGGCATCGAATGTCCGCTGCTTATCTTTCTCTTCCGCATTGGCTTCCAGCTTGGCCTGCTCGATATCTTTCTGTCCCTGTAGCTTCTTGGCCTCTGGGTCCGGTTGCTCTTTGAGCGCCTTTTGTTGATCCTGCTTACGCTCTTCCATGCGAGCCTTAAACTCATCGTCTGATGGGATCAGGTTGGGCATATCCATGCCGCTTGCAGTCTCGCGCAATAGCTGTGCGCGTTCCTCGATGCCGATAATCTGGGAGTCAACAGGGTTGTTTGTCATGCCAAGGAACTCGATTCGCTCAACGTGAGTTTGTTCCTTGACCAGTAGAGCGTTCGCGCCACGAGCAATAATGTTGCTATCGCCTTTGCAGCTCATGTCGCACTCTGGATCAATCATATTCTGGTAGTACATTTGCGAGATCATTGGCCGGTAGATGTTTAGATCGAATTGAGCAATGACGGTCTTGATGCCTTTGCTGGCAGAATTCATCAGCATGGATAATCCGCGTGCAGTCTGTCCGGCACCACCTACATTTTCATTTCCGTAAGCATACTTCGGGATCATGCTGGCTTCATCGGCCTGCTTTTCAAATTCGTTATAGACCTTCAATAGTTCGGCTGAGTTTAGATCTGGCTGGAAAAAATGGATGTTGCCATTGGCTCCGGTATTGCCCTCGCCCCTGATAGTCTGGTAGATCCGCCACGGCTCAATGGTGAGTTTGGTTTCGTTCGGATGGAGTCTATCCGCAAACACTTCCATCATTGGCCCTGATGCCATGGCCACGTTGTTGACCAGTGCTCGCGCGGTAGCGTTGCAGACTCGCTGCTTATCCCGAATGATGTACCGCAGGCTATTGCCCCAGAATGCGCCAGGGAGCGGATCAAAACAGGCTTTGTGATATGGTCGACGGCCTAACGGATCGTTATTGATAACCGCTCGGATTACATGCGTGCCGACCAGAATAGCGTCGATCTGGTATTCGCGCTCTGGATCATCGATCTTTGATTTTGGTACACCCCATTCCAGCAAGTGACTGCCTTGCGCGGATCCCCAAAAATGCAAGCCGTCGATCTGCTTGTCGTTATTTTCCAGCCACCAGTGCTGTTTATTCTCAAGCTGGGATCTCTCGTAGTCATTCCAGAGCCATTCCTTTAAACCACCGCGAGAGAACTCGGCCAGTGTCGCTCGGATCTCGGACTCTTTGTATCCTGGCACACCGATCAATGAATATAGCTCACTCCGAGCAAACCGAATATGCTCAATGAAATCACCATCGTTTATGCCCTTACTCATCGGCGATGGGTATGCATCGAACGGGCTTACTCGTTTTGATTCTGGGCGGATGACATCCTTGGTAATCGGGATAAAGTCATTGTCCATATTGCCCCACTTTAATTCTTTGCGCCGGTACTTCATCGGGCCTTTGACTATGCACGCTGGGAACGTAACAAAATCGTCGATCACTTCCAGCAACTCGGTTTCCCAATTAGACTCTTCCAGTTGATCGGCTATTTTTTCCTCCATTCGATCAGACCGCTTCTTGGCCTCTTCGCGCATGTACATAATCGCCATATCGCGCAGCTTACCCATTCGCTCCACAACATCGGCCATTGATTCATCTGCGGCTGTAGTCTGCCTGATCCGCTCAAGGATCTTCTCTTCGATGGCCTCCGGTAGCTCTGGGATCGGTGTCGGCTTAACTCCCCACGGTCGATCACCGCCTGCTGGCATTAGGATGTCACGGATCCACGACTTAGCGCCTCGAACCTTCGTCGACGTGATCGCCATGTAGATCTCTGAGCCGCCCTGGGCTCGGATAGCGCGTAGCTGTGCTGGGCTGTATTCCATTTTCCTGGCCCGCATATCTTCGAGCATTCCTTCCTCGATAATCCGTTTGGCGTTTCGGTTGGTTTCCCACGTACCACGGATTTTCCGAACCAGATTATGCACCAGCTCTTCGTTCGGTTTGTTCAGCAAGGTTTGTGTCTGCAATTCCTTTTGCCGCTCGTCGATCTCTCTATTCCCAACAAAGCGACTATTTGCCGAATATTGCGGGCCTGTTACCGCGACCGCTTGAGTCCTATTGGTTTCCATTTAATGTTGGCTCCGTGGTTTTGGGGTCGACCGCTTTCTTGACGGCGAATGCCATCGGGTCAATTTTGTTGTGCTCGTGGATTTCGATTCGAGTATCTTCCTGGCGCTGCTTTCGGAATATCTCTAACCCGCCATTGATAGCGGTATGCATTTCCATTAGCGCCACTTTCGGGGCGAGCTGAAAGCCAGTGACGTTGAATATAAATCTGATTTGCGCCTTATCCTTGGTGACAAAATTGAAAAGGATATGGCCTCGTTTCAAATGATACTTGACCACTACGCCGTACTTGTTTACATCTGGTAGCCCGCTGCTTGGATCCGCCAGCTTGGCCAGGTGGTGTTTGCAGATAGCCTCGGCCAGTTCCCTGCCATTGAACGTGACTCCGCTTTTCACTTAGGCTCATCCCAGTGCATCACGATATGCAGATCCTCGCTCATTTGCAGGGCATCCTTCATTTGCTCGATCCGTTTGATGGTTATTGAGTCTACGAGCGGTTTAATCGTCGCCCTCAATTTTTCCCCGTACCTGGCCAGCTCTTCCGCCACGACTTCATCAGTTAGCGTCTTGCGAATATTGGCCTCGATCTCTTCCTTCATTCGTAGGATTACTGCGTCTATTTGGTTTGTAGAGTTTGTTGCCATGGATGCCTCTTGAGTTGATTTAAGTTGCTCCCTGCCACGATCCTTGCCCAACAGTTACCTGATGCCCGCCTACATTCACTACCAGTTGGTTTGCGAACAACATCATAACCGAATCCGCCATATTTGGCGATGGTATATCCAGCGCGAGCATTTCTTTCTTCGACATGATCTGTATAAACCCTAACGGGTTGTATTTCAATGGAATTTTGCATAATTCTGAACGCAGCGTGTCCAGCCCCTCGATGTCGCTGCTGAATGAAATAATGTCATCGGGGTTGATATAAGTCCCTTTCACGACTGCCTGGTAGGTTTTCCAGCATCGATCTCGGAGCAACCAGTAGTACATCGAGCGATTGTTTCTGAACACTTCTTTGTAGGTTTTCTTTTTCTTCGGATCGTCGGTGCCGTCATCGTAGATTTCATCAGCTCGATCTATTGCCTTGCCGGATAGACTGCCTCTGAACATGTCCATCCTTATTTTTTTCTGGCTAAACGCTTTGTTAAATTGCGCTCGCAAGGCCACGCCCATTCCGTCACCATCCCAGACAAACGCATCAACACTTGGATGCTGATTCACATAGCTTGAAGCCCAGTCTCCACCCTCATTGACCGTGCCGATCTCGCGCTCTTCGACGTTAGTTACCAGTATGCCTTTCCGGTGCGCCAGCCCCTTATTGTCGCCGCCAAGATCTGATGGATCGTGCGAAACTACCTCGATTCCTACCGGCAAGATCTTGAGCTTTTTGTGAGCGTCTATACAGGCATCGAACCACTCTTGCTGAATGATCGAGTCTGCTACATAGTCATTGTAAGCGCCTAACCAGACATGATCATAAGATAAACCGCTGGCTGAATTGATCCTTGCTTGACTGTGGATTTGCGGTAAGCCAGATCTCTGACCCTGGCACTCGAATGGTAGGCGTCATCAGATTGATTGAGTTGGTACTGAGCGTCTGCGCTTCCTCTCCCCAGAGATACTTTGCGCCTTCCAGCGACTTGATTGAGTCGGGGTTTCGCGCAAATCCTCGATAGATCGATTCTCCGCCGCTCCTGTGCTTAATCTTCTTATCGGTGATATCGAAGCCAGCCATATTGTATTTCTTGATCTGGCCTTTCAGTACCGCATGAACCGAATCCTCTATCGTGTTCATGTACTCACGGCCAGCCAGGATGATGGCAGCTTCTTCGTCCATTTTCTCACACATGCCAACGCCAACAGTGTGAGACTTCGCGGATCCTCGCCCGCCTATTACTGCTTTGACCCGCCTCCTTTCGGTGAAAAGCGGAAGTAGCTTTTCAGGTATTTCAAGGACGCACTCCCTACTGGTAGCCATTCAATCTAGCTGCCATTTTCTTTGCTGTCTTCGAGCTTCTGCATCGGCGCACGAAAACCAT